CATCTCGGGGCCGCACGAATCGTCCTGCTCGGTTACGACATGGAGGGGACACACTTCTTCGGCAAACACCGCGATGGCAGCGTGCCGCCGTTCCAGGCCTGTCTGCGGCTGTTTCCGACACTCGTCAAACCGCTCGCGGCCTTGGGGATTCCGGTCATCAACGCCACGCGCTCGACGGCGCTGACGACGTTTCCCTGTCTGCCTTTGGATCTGGCGCTCGCGGAGGTGGCGGCATGAAGATTCCGTCGCCCTATCCAACGAGTTCGATTGAGGCGCATTACCAGCACGCCATCAAGATCAACGACGGCAACATGGCCCCGCATCTGCCGCGGTTGCGCGACCTGGCGACCGGCCTGAGCGAGTGCGTGGAGTTTGGCGTGCGGCGTGGCGGGTCGTCGTCGGCGCTCCTGCTCGGGTGCGAGCACTTGACGAGTTACGACATCAAGGCCACGCCCGAAGCGCGGTCGTTGCAACTGTTGGCGAATGGCCGGTGGACGTATCAGATTCAGGACAGCGCGACGGCTCCGATTAGCGTCTGCGAACTGCTGTTTGTGGATGGCCTGCATACCTATAAGCAGTGCCATGCCGAACTCACGCGCCATGCCGACAGCGTGACGAAGTATCTCGTCTTTCACGACACGGTCTGGCGCGGGACGTTGGGCGAAGGTACGGCCGATGTGGACCGGAGGCGGCTGCAATCAACCGACATGAAGACGCTCTACGGGGCGCTCGGCATTCGGCCCGCGATTGACGAATTAATGCTGCGTGATCGGTCCTGGCAACTCAAGGCGTCCTATCCCGAACTCTGCGGGTTTCTCGTGCTGGAGCGCGTATGACGCCCGTACTGCTCTCCATCTACGAAGGCGAAACCTACGCCCGGCTGGCGCGGGTGCTGGCCTATAGCGCGGCCGAGCACTGCGCGTCGTGGGATCGGCGCATCGAAGCGGTGACGATTTACAAGCCGAAACAACTGAGCGTCGAACAGCGCGTCAGGCAAGATGCCGCGAAGCTGCTGCGCTGGGTCGAAGCCGTCGAAACGGCGCCGGACGATACGCCGATGCTCCTAACCGACTGCGATATGTGGATTCGTCGGTCGCTCGATGACGTCTGGGCGAAGGCGTTCGATGTCGCCTACACGCAGCGGGATAAGACCCGCACCTCGTTACCGCTCAACGCGGGGGTGATTTTCGCACGGGCGACGGCGCCGGCGCGGCGATTCCTGCGGGCCTGGTATGAGCGCACGCAGCCGATTCGTCGCTCGCAGTTTGAAATCCAGAAGGCGCGGCGGCTGTTCGGGGCCTGTGACCAGGCGGGCCTGGCGGCGACCTTAGCGAGCACGGACACGAAAGGCGTCAACATCTTGACGCTGCCATGCCGTGAGTGGAATTGTGAGGATTCCGAGTGGGGCCGGTTTGACCCGAAGCTCACGCGGATTGTCCACGTCAAAGGCGGCCTGCGGAAAGTCATCTTGAAAGAAGACGGCGTGAGCGACCAGCGGCGGGCGCAAGTGGCCCCGCTCGTGCGTCAGTGGCAAGCCGTGGAACGGGCGGCGTGCGCATGAGACTAAGCCTTGGCATGCGGACGGCGCAACGGCAGAAGCGCAACTATCTTGGCATCACCTTGCGCGGGTTCGCGCAGAGCGGCGGAGACGTGTCCGCGCTCCATCTGGCGCTGAGTGAGGGCGAACGGGCGTGGATGCTCGGTGAACTGGCCGATCTGTCTTGTCCTCGGCTGACCGTCTCACCGCAACGGTTGAAGGCAAACGCCAACGGCCTCGCCGTGCTCGAGGCATGCCTGCAGGACGATGCCGAGATGATTGTGCTGCTCGAAGACGATCTGGCGTTCTGTCAGGATTTCGTCGGCAGCCTGTCGCGCTGGCTTGACGGCTGCGCCCGCCGTGAGCGGCACGTCTATCGCTGTTTCGGGTTCACGACGCCGCCCAAGGCCAAGGTAAACGCCTACGACTGGCCGCTGGCGAGTCTCCGGGCCTCGCAGACGATCATCCTGTGGGCCGACGAGGCGCGAGACTTCTTGGCCTGGGGTCGTCAACACCTGACTGACTGGGTCGGGCTGGCCCCGTGGGGCCGGCAGCACGTCGCCCTCACCGACCCGCATATTGGCTTCGACAAGTTCGTGGCGACCTGGGCGCTCCTGACGTGGCCGAAGGTGCCAAGCGTCATCAGCCATCCGTATTTCGTCAAGCACATCGGGGATGAGAGTTCGCTGCATCGGTTCGGGGCGCGAAATGACCGTCCGTTTGCCGGCACGTCCTGGCGCTTTCAGGAGGCTCGCTAATGGCGTGGCAAGCCCCCGCGACGGCGAACGTCCAGATGCCTTCAGGGCGACGGATTCATACCGTCAAGGTCCAGACGCCGAATCTCGGATCGCCGCCCTCGCAACCTGATGGCGATTTTATTGATGACTGGTCCGATCTCGGGCCCGCGTGGCAGGTGGCGATTGTGCCCGCGACGGCGCAGTCATTGGAACGCTTGACGGCTTCGACGAGTATCGGTGTGGCCTCGCATATCGTGACGGGGCCGTATCGGTCGGACGTGACGCTCAAGACGTCCTTGCTCTACGGGGCACGACGCTTGAGCGTGGTGAGTTTGATCGACCCGAATGAACGGCACAAGGAACTGGTGCTGCTCTGCCAGGAGATCGTGCCATGAGCGTGACGCTCAACTGGGTCGGCCTGGACGAGTTCAAGGCGGCGCTTCGTCAGTTGCCGCAGCACCTCGCGGATGAGGCGCGGTCGATTGTGACCGACCGGGCGCTCACGGCCGGTGTGGACATCGAAGGCGTGTATCGCCAGCACGACGTCACCGGCAATCTCTCGTCGCATGTCAAGGTCGAATCGGCCGTGAACACCGGCAATTTTGGCGTGAACGCCAAGGTCAAAAGCACGGCACGGCACGCCTGGTGGTTCGACAACGGCACGCAGGCGCGGCACTACACGACGAAGGCGGGGCACGATCATCGCACGGGCAAGATGTGGGGCCGCAGTGCGCCGACGCATGCGTTTGTGCGCACGATGATTCGTCAACGGCGGTTGATGCAGGAAGACTTGATCGGCCTCGTGCAGCGCGAGGGCTTCACGGTGTCGGGCAATGCCGGATAGTTCGGCCATTGACGATGGGCTCTTGGCGCTGCTGTCGGGCGATGCGACCTTGATGGCGCTCACGCCCGATGGGGTCTTTTGGGACGAAGCGCCCCCGCACGCGAAGCTGTTCGTGATTGTCTCGCTCGTGGACGAAGCGGACGTGCGGATGTTCGGGGGACGGGCGTATGAAGATGCGCTGTATCTGGTCAAGGCCGTGATGCTCAAGACGGCGATGGGGTCGGCTACGGGATCGCCGCCGACCACGCTGATTCAGCAGGCGGCCGACCGCATTGACACGGTGCTGGAGGGCGCGTCGTTACTCGTGGCGGGCTACACGCCGATGACCCTAGAACGCGAAGCCCGGCTACGCATGACGGAAGTGGATGATCTCGATGATCGCATCCGGTGGTTCCATCGCGGCGGTCATTACCGGGTGCAAATGAGTTTGTAATGGTTCACAAGAGGAGTCAGTCACATGGCACGTATCTCAGGACGGTTTGGGGCAGTCGAAATTGCCGACAGTTCGCCGGTCGTGACGTTGGGGTCCATCACGAAATGGACCCTCAGCAAGACGCGCAACTTCATTGACGTCACCTGCTTTCAGGACGCCAACAAGGTCTATGTGCCGGATCTGCCGGACATCAGCGGGTCGATCAGCTTCTTCTACAGCATGGACGCCGGGTCGCCGCTCGCGGGCGACTCCGAAGCCTTGTTCGAGGCGACGGAGAATCCGAACCCGGTCGTGCTCCGGTTGGTGCCCTCCACGAACGAGTCGCACTACTGGAGCGGCCCTGCGTATGTGGACTTGAATGACATCACGGTGGACGTCAAGGGCGCGGTTGCCGGCACGTCGAACTTCAAGGCGTCAGGCGATTGGTCGCGGGTCTAAAGCGGACGCCCGAGATCACGATCCGCGGCGTAGTGGGCCAGATTAAATGGTCCTACTACGTCGCGGCCGGGATCAACGGCTACCGCGTGATCGTCAATCGAAAGACCGGCACCGGGACGCTGCGAGGGACTGTCGTGGTCTCTGACGCCTTCAAGCTGTCGCAGCGTCCGCTGGAGTTTGTCGCTCTCCATAAAGGCGGCGAATGGCGATGGGCGATTACGTCCCATCAAATCACTAACGGCACCGTGACCGCCACGCTTGCCCCGCTCAAGGAGATGGTATGAGCCGCAGAACTCGAGCCCCGGAGACGCGAAAGATTGACATCTCACACGACGATTGGATTCTCGTCAAGAAGCACCTGACGGCCGGCGAACAGCGCAAGATTTTTACCGGCATGATGCGCGAAAACTCCGTGACGGGCACGCCGGGCATTGACCCGATGAAGGTCGGATCGAGCAAGATCGTCGGCTATTTGCTCGATTGGTCCTTTCAGTATTTCGACGGGTCGCCCATCGTCATCAAGAATCAGCCAGAGGAAGCGGTTACGAAGGCGCTCGACGAGATTGGGATCGATGACTTTGCCGAACTCGTCCGGGTGATTGATACCCATGAAGACGAGATGAAGGCCGCTCGGGAGGCGGAAAAAAACGAGGCTGGAGCGCCCGCGTCCGCTCCGACCTCACCATCGCCCGCCGCATGAATTGGCGGTATGAATGGGTCGGGCAACTCGACGCGGACGTCTACGGGGAACTCGTAGATATGCTCGTGGAGGAAGATGCGGCCCGAGCGCAACCGAACGACGACACGCCGGATGAGGACTTCGACTAACGCACATGGCGCTCACTGCCACGTTTACAGCTGACTTCTCCAGTTTTCAGGCCGCGGTCCTGAAGGCGGAAGCCACGCTCAAATCCTTCGAGGGGGATGCGTCCAAGGTCGAAACGTCGCTCAGTCGCATGGAGAACGCCTTCTCTGGCGTCAAGCTCGTGCAGCAGGCGACGATTGCCATCAAAGCCGTTGATGACCTTGGCGGCGTCGCCACGCTTACCGAACAGCAATTGCGACTGTTCGCCGCGACGACCAATGAAGCGGCCGAGAAGGTGGACCGTCTCGCCTCCTCTGGCGTGGCGATTACGCCGGAGATGGCGAAAATTGCCGATGCCTCCAAAGCCGCGAATGAAGAACTCAAGAAGGTGTCATCCACAGGCGGGCTGTTCGGTCAACTGGACGACGCCCTAGGGAAAGTCGGGCTGAGCCTCTCGA